CACCACCGCGGGCACGTTCGCCCAGGGCAACGACTCCCGGATCACGGGTGCGGCCCAGAAGGCGTCCAACCTCAGCGACCTCGCCAGCCCGAGCGCGGCCCGGACCAACCTCGGCCTGGGTGGCGCGGCCACCCTGGGTGTCGGCACCACAGCGGGCACGGTGGCCGCGGGCGACGACAGCCGGATCACCGGCGCGCTCCAGGCGGCGAGCAACCTCAGCGACGTGGCGCTCCCGGCGACCGCCCGGACCAACCTCGGCCTGGGTGGTGCGGCCACCCTCGGCGTCGGCACCACGGCGGGCACGGTGGCCGCTGGCGATGACGGCCGGATCACGGGCGCGGCCCAGAAGGCGTCCAACCTCAGCGACCTCGTCAACGCGGCAACCGCCCGGACCAACCTCGGCGTGCCGCCGTCGACCCGGCTGGTCTCTGCGGGGACCGGGCTCACCGGCGGTGGTGATCTTTCCGCCGACCGGACTCTGACCGTGTCCTACGGCACCGCCGCGGGCACCGCCGCCCAGGGCAACGACAGCCGGATCACCGGCGCGCTCCAGGCCGCGAACAACCTCAGCGATGTGGCCAACGCGACGACCGCGCGGGGCAACCTCGCCGCCGCGCCGCTGGCCTCGCCGACGTTCACCGGCACCGCCACCGCCCCTCGGCTGATCCTGCCGCCGGTCGCGCTCACCGACGCGGCCACGGTCGCCACCGACGCCTCGCTGGGCAACCACTTCCGCGTGACGCTCGGCGGCAACCGCACGCTGGGCAACCCGAGCAACCCGACCGACGGGCAGCGGGTCATCTGGGAGCTGATCCAGGACGGCACCGGCAGCCGGACGATCACGCTGGACACGGCGTTCGCGCTCGGCACCGACATCACCGCGGTCACATTGACCACCACGGCCAGCAAGCGGGACTTCCTCGGCGCCGTGTACAACGCCACGCTCACCAAGTGGCTGGTCATCGCCTTCGTCAAGGGGTACTGATGTCCGCCTCGATGGGCGTCGGGGCCAACTACCTGGAGCTGACCGGCGGCAGCGCGGGCGCCGCGGGCACCAGTGGGTTCACCATCGCCACCCTGGTCAGCCCCGGCGCGGGCAACAACAACGCTGGCCTGGCCACGTTGCTCAACACCGGCACCCGGCAGCGCACCGCCTTCTGGGACTCCAAGAAGGTCTTCACCGAGGGCGACTTCGGCGGCTTCGACGGTGGTCTCACCATCACCTTCGGTCAGTACTACGTGACTGTGGTCTCCAAGGCCGCAGGCGCTGGGCAGCCGGTCCGATTCGAGGTCTGGCCGTACGCCTCGGACGGCAGCGGCACGATGGCCACCGGTACCGACGGCACGAACATCGGCGACGGCCTCACGGTCAACCAGATCCGCTTCGGCCAGGCCATCAACAACGCCAACGGCCTGTACAGCGTGCTCGGCATCTGGACCAGGCAGATCACGCCGTCCGAGGCGCAGACCCTCAAGACCAACCTGTTGACGGCCTGGGCCGCCCTGAGTCCGGCCGAGCTGATCCACACCCAGGGCTGGAACGGCACCACGGGGATCACGATCGTCGGCGCCTCCACCTTCGTTGGCGTGACCGGCACGGTGGGCGTCGGCGCCGACCCGTCAGACTTCGACTTCAGCCTGGGGCCGGGCGGGTTCGATCCAAAGCGCGCCTCGGCGTTCACGCAGTTCTTCTAGGAGGTGCCCATGAGCCCGGCTGATGTCCTCGCCGCCGAGCAGGCGCTCATCGAGGCTGGTACCGCCATGGCGTGCGGCCGGGTCTGTGACTGGACCTGTCACGGCGACCTCGCCTGCCTGCGGGCTGTCCACCCGCAGGCCCCGGACAGCATGACGCCGCACCTCGGGCATGACGCCGAGGGCCAGCTCATCCAGTGGGTGCACGCATGACCGATGAGGTTTGCGCGAAGTGCGGCGTGGTGCACGACCCCACCAGGTGCAACGCGCACAGCAAGATGCAGTTGGGCGGGCAGTGTCAGCGGGCACCCATGGCGGATCAGAAGGTGTGCGCCACCCATGGAGGCAAGGCGCCGCAGGCGCTGGCCGCCGCCGCCACCCGCAACACCGACAACAAGATCCGCCAGAAGCTCGGGCAGCTCGTCTCCACGCCGGTCGCTAACCCGCTCGCTGCGCTCCAGGAGCTGGCCGGTGAGGCGCAGGCGTGGAAGGAGCTGTGCGCCCAGCACGTCGCCGAGCTGGAGCGGATGCGCTACGGCACCGAGGGTGGCGAGGCCATCCGCGGCGAGATCATCCTCTTCGAGCGCGCGATCGACCGGCTCGGGCGGCTGCTCGTCGACATCGCCAAGCTCAACATCGACGAGCGCCTGGCCAAGGTCTCGGAGATGCAGCTCGACCTGGTGGCCCGGGCGCTGACCGCCTGGATGGCCGAGTCCGGCATGGGCCCAGAGGAGCAACTGGAGGCGCGTCGCGGTGTCGCTCGGCATCTTCGCCTCATCTCTGGCTGACAAGCTCGACCCAGCCACCCCGACCCGCTCCACCGATGGCGCCGCCCGCTGGTACGACGACCCGGTGGGTTTCGCTGACCAGTGCATCGCCTGGCCGGACGGCCGGGGCCTGACCGCCTACCAGCGGGACGTGCTGGCCGCCATCCCGGTCAAGCGCCGGGTGTCGGTGCGCGGGCCGCACGGCCTCGGTAAGACCGGCATGACAGCCATCGCCATCCTGTGGTTCGCGCTGACCCGCGACGCCGCCGGGCGGGACTGGAAGATCGTCACCACGGCGGGCGCCTGGCGTCAGCTCATCCAGTTCCTCTGGCCGGAGATCCACAAGTGGGCCCGGATGATCCGCTGGAGCGTGGTCGGCCGGGAGCCGTTCGACGAGCGCTCCGAGCTACTGGCGCTCAACATCAAGCTGCACTACGGCAGCGCGTTCGCGGTCGCCTCCGACAACGCCGTGCTGATCGAGGGCGCGCACGCCGATTCGATCATGTACGTGTTCGATGAGTCCAAGGCGGTCAGCGCAGAGACGTTCGACGCTGCCGAGGGCGCGTTCTCCGGTGCGGGCGGCGACTCGTCCAACGAGGCGTTCGCGCTGGCCATGAGCACGCCCGGCGAGCCTAACGGCCGGTTCTACGACATTCACCGCCGCGCGCCCGGTCTCGACGACTGGTGGCCCCGGCATGTCACCAAGGACGAGGCCATCGCCGCCGGGCGGATCACTGAAGAGTGGTGCCGCAAGCGCCGCGAGCAGTGGGGCGACTCCGCCGTCTACTACAACCGCGTCGAGGGCGAGTTTCACAGCTCGGACGAAGACGGCGTCATCCCGCTGTCCTGGGTCGAGGCTGCCAACGAGCGCTGGCGCGCCTGGGAGGCGGCCGGGCGGCCGGAGCCCGAGGGGCTGCGCACGATTGGCGTGGACGTGGCCCGCTCCGGCGCCGACAAGACGGTGCTGGCGCTGCGCTACGGCGCCACCATCACCGAGCTGCGCCACACCAGCAAGGAAGACACGATGCAGACCACCGGCCGGGTCAAGGGCATCGTGGACGCCAACCCGAAGATGCAGGCCGTGGTTGACGTGATCGGCATCGGCGCGGGCGTAGTCGATCGGCTGCGCGAGCAGCGCGTGGCCGTCGAGGGCTTCAACGCCAGCGAGGGCACGAGCCGCCGCGACCGCTCGCGCGAGATGGGCTTCACCAACTGCCGCTCGGCCGCCTGGTGGAACGTCCGGGAGATGCTCGACCCGGCCAGCGGTGTCGACGTGGCCCTGCCGCCCGATGACCTGCTCACCGGCGACCTCACCGCCCCGCACTGGCGAGTGGTGTCCGGCGGCAAGATCCAGGTGGAGTCCAAGGACGACATCAAGAAGCGCATCGGCCGCTCGACCGACGACGGCGACGCCGTCTGCATGGCCCTGTGGCCGCAGTCGGCGGGCTGGCTCGAAGTCAACCGCGTGGTTCGCTGTGACCACTGCGACCGGCCCTACCTCATCGACCTGCATCCGCTACGCTGCCCGCACTGCAACCGGGCCCAGGTCCAGGAGGAGTGACGTTGGCGATTGCTGTGCACCAGTACGGCCCGCAGGATGGCGCCAAGGTGCGCGTCGATGAGACGCCACAGACCCGCTACTTTGCCACCGCCGAGGCCCGGGAGTCGAAGGGCTGGGTCACCCTGTCTCGCTACGTGTTCGTCCCGCCCCGGGACGGCGCGAGGTGCGTCTACCGCTTCAGCGGGGAGGAGCAGGTGCAGGGCCCAGTGCCCGGCATGGCGACCGCGCCGGAGTGGTCGTGACCCGCGGCCGTCGCCGGGCGCGCCGCCTGCGCCACACGC